AAGTACCCACCGCTGGTGATACGGGCGCGTTCGGTAAAACTGCCTGCGTTATTTTGAATAAATCTCAGATAAGAGGTTGACAGATTTCCATAAACAATTTCGCTTTCGCCAGAACCGTTAGAAGTGTTCCAGTAAAGTTGAAGACCGCCTAGGTTAGAATAAGCCTGCGCTCCATGGTTCCTAAAAAAGTTTGCCGCTGGGGAAGCATACGCAGTCACGCCTCCGCTATTTACATCTAACAATGCGCCAGGACTCGTCGTCCCCACCCCCAAATTCCCACTAGCATCCAGCGTCATTGCTTGGGTGAAGGAGATCGCGTTGCCTGCGGTGCCGGAGGGGGCGATGAACCAAGAGTGGGAGCCATTAGATGGCGAGTACAGAGAAACCGGATTTGTGGTGGTGTAGATGTAATTGGTCCCGTTGTTATACCAGTTGGAACCTATCTCCATTGTCAAATTTGCTGACACTACTTGCGCAGGAGACAAAATCTGAATTGCTTTTCGACCGCCACCCCACGCACTAGGCGTCACCCCCAGACCGAGGTTGCCGGAGGCGTCAAGGCGCATACGTTCTGCACCGTTGGTGGCGAAATACAAATAATGTGAAGCGGTACTGCCAAACATTCCGTCCTCGCCCGTTTGGTTGTTAAAACCGAACAGGCCGCCTCCGCTGTAAATACTTGCGCCAGTAGTGCCATCAGTGACACGCATTAACTGCCCAGCGCTGCCTTGAACATGCATCCTTATCGCTGGCGAAGCATACCCAATCCCGACATTCCCGTCCGCAGTCACCACAAACGGGCTGCTGTCGGGGTTAGCTGCATCTTCCACCAGAATGGAATCGCCAGTACCCGTCTGCGTAATCCTGAGTGCTGGAGTGGTGGCGTTTACCACCATGACATAGCTGTCGCCTGCTTGTGCGGCTTGGATCTGCGGGACAACTGTATTGAGCAAAAGCGCTTCGTAAACAGCCATGATCTACCTCAAATTGGGTTGTACGCTGTACCGTTACTGGACAGCACAGTTTCAACGACGTAATACGCTGTGCCATCGCTTGCCAGCACAACTTCATCCACTACATACGCCGTACCATTACTGGTCAATACCGTCCACGGCGGCCCAGGGTTGGGCGACGCAAAGTCCGTCGCCAACGTAGCGACGGTCCCAAGCCCCAAGCTCAGGCCATTACGGACGGGTATGCCAAAGCTCATCGGATGTTGATGGGTTTAGCGTAGACTGTGCCAGCGCTGCCGATCTGGATCGCACTGACCCGCCACGGAGCACCCGTACCCTGCGGCACGATGAACGGAATCGGCGTGTTGGCAGGAATCGGCGTCGAGCTGGTGGTAGCCGTCACACCTTCGCCTACGGTGACATACGCAGCGGTTGTCGACCAGATCACCACGCCTTGCGGGCCTGACGGCCAAGCGGTCGTTGACCCCGCTGTGCCCGTGTAAGACGCCGTATAGGCGGGATAATTGGCATCAGCAAGAGGATTTAGCAGTTCCATAACGCGCCCTTACGCAAGGAATTTCAGTTTATAGAGCGTCGATAAATACTGCCCGACGATCTCATCAATGATGTTTTGGAGCGGCGTGTCGTCCTTCTCACACACCTTGTACCGCATCTCTTCGATGTCTGCAAGCGAGTCTTTGAGAAACTCAATGACGTCTGTCGTCTTCTTGGCTGACATCAGCGTGATTGGTCCGATTAGCCCATGCCGGCCTTGGTACGCTTCGGCAAACTTGTCGGCAAGGTCGACGATGTTGTTGTAGAAATGGCGCAGCGCTTTGTGTTTGGCGTACGACCTCGTATTCAAATGTACGCTGTGCGTCACGTCCCGCGCTAGGAACAAGGTGCCGATAAAGTCTGCGCAGCTCATTGCGTCATACCCATTTGTTGAGCGACCACCATATCGCCAGCCGTCATGACATCTTTCAACGTCTGCATGACAACATCTTGAACCTGATCAGGCGTCATACCTGCTTGCACGGCTTGAATACGCTTGGTTTCCGCATTGTACTCGTCAATGCGCAACTTCTGCGCTTCCATTGACTTGCCGACGTTCTGGAGCATGTTGAACATCTGCTCCATCTGCGTTTGCATTGCCTGAATCTGCTGATTGGCCGCTTGCAGTGCCGGATCGTCGTCTTCTTGCAGCAGCTTCGGATCGATCATTTTCTTCAGGCGCTGTGCAAGCTCTTGAGCCCCCGGCCAATCCATGTTCTTGACAAACAAATCGCCAGCCGCCATCCACAGGTTCGGAGTGCCTTGCAGAATCTGGCTCATCGCGTCCATCGACTCCTGACGCTTGGTCAGGTAGCTTGGGCCGGTGGTGACCTTGACGTCGTACTTGCCAACGCCAGGGTTGTAAATCTTCTCGATCACCACGCCTTGCTCGTTGACAATCTTTCGCACCGGTTCCGGCTGCGTGGGGTCCAGCCGCACCATTTTTGATTCGCCGTCCACCCCGACAACCCGTGCGATACGCTGCGTGTCGTAAATTTTGGGGATCAAATCGACCAGTTGCCGCCCGACATGCCGGATTGCCCGCGCCAAATTGTCGACGTAATGGTACGTACCGACGTCGCCCTCGCGCTGACGGGCCAAAATAGCCCTGCCAGAGCGCTCATTTGACGTCATTCCGAGGCTAGCGTTGTACTGCCCGGTAGCCGCTTTGATGTCTTCTGACGCCCCCATTTTGGCCTGAATCAGGCCAGTTTGGGCCATCGGAGGCTGCGCCCGCTGCGGCAACGGCAAAATATTGCCCGCTCCGTCGGTTACATCAGGATTAACCTCCAAGTAGGGGTAGTTCTGCGTGTTGGCAGTCTTCCACTTCTCTTCGTAACCCTCAAACTGACCGCCGTAGCCAATAAACGGTGCTTTCGGGGCCAGCGCCAGCATCTCAGCTTCTTGGCTCACCCAATAGTTGTACATCCGCTGGGCGTCTTTGGCATTTCTGACCAATCCTGAAATCTCAAGCTGGCCTTCAATCGACCACTCGTTACCGATTACGCGAATGACAGGAATGTACGCGCCCGCCCACTCGCGCTCTTCGATGATCTCGTAGCCGTTGGTCTTGCACCATTTGATCGTTTTGCGCTGCAATTTGCGCTGGCGGGTCGGTTTTAGACCCATCTGACGCATCATCTGGTCTTGCGGCGTGCCTTGATAAGTCGTCGTGCCGTCAGGGTATAGATTAAGCGTTGCAGGCTTGTAATCGCAGTAAAAATACTCTGCAATCCGCACTGTCGTCTCTGACAGCCATTGCGATAGCGCCTGGTCGCCTACGCCTTGCACCATGATCGAGCTGACCGGCATGGCGTTGGGGTACATCCGCTCGTAATCCGCTTTCAGAATGTCTTCGGTGATAAAGCACCACTCGGCATCCGCACCGCACGGGTCTTGAATTGTCGGATCCATGTAGACCGAGAAGCTGTTGCGAATTCGACCGATCTTGATGTCCTGATCAAAACTTGTCTCGTCGCAGTATTCGGTCAAAATCCGAATGTAGCCTTCGCCGTACGTTACCTGGTTGTCGCAGGCGGTGTCGTACGCCACATCAGCGTCTGAGATGTACTCGATATGACGGATCATGCCGTCAAAGATTTCTGCGACTTCGATGTCCGCGTCGTCGTCTGCCGGGATGACGTTGGGCGACGGCCTGTTTTGCCGCTGCTCGTTAGTCACCTGCCGCACGTGTTGCGGCAGCTTGTTGATTGTCAAGCACGGGCGCGCGTTGATAGTCTGGCCTTGCACCGACCCCCGCACTGACAGCACGTCCGCCGGCCACTGGTAGTGGTTGTCAGGCGAACCCGCCATAAACCGCAGGTCGTCTAACTGGTCTTCGCGGGTGTCGCTATAGGCCGCGACCGCCATTTTAAAGCGGCTGCGCATCTGCGACAGCTTGTGCGCCATGTCTTTTGTAGGCGCACCGCCTACGTCAGACACTTCTGCCGCTCCGTCAATGCCTGTTGGGTCGTAAGCCATTATTTCTTCTTGGCGGCTTGCCGTTTGGTGGAGTACGCGATCGCCAAGGCTTGTTTCACCGGCTTTCCGGCCTTGACTTCAGCCGCTACGTTCTTACGAAACGCGGCTTTGCTGGGTGATTTGACGAGCGGCATGGTTATTTCTTTTTAGCTGTCTTGGCGCTCTCTTTGAACGCCTTGGCGGTGGGTGCGCCCGGAGCGCCAGGTTTGCGCATCTTTTCGCCTGATCCGGCTTTGATGCGCTCGCGTTTGGCATTAATATTGCTGTAAAGACCTGGTTTCATCTTAGCACTTCCATCGTTTGAGCGCCGCTTTGGCGCGTTCGCCATCTTTGGCCTTGGCGGCTACTGCTCCCATACGCGCGCAAAAGCTCGCCTTACGCCCCTTGTCTGCTTCTGTCTTGGGGTTAGGCGCAGGCGCTTTGAGGTTGCTCCCTGTGGCTCGGTTGTATTTCTCACGCCCCTTGGCCGTCAGCCCAGCGCCCTTGCTGACGGGCAGCTTTTCGCCGCGCCCGACTGACAGGCTGACAGATTTCTTGCTCATGCGCCCATCCAAGAAGTTGCGCCCGCAGAGCGGTCGCTGTACTGGCGACGGGGCGCGGCTGCGCGGGGCTCGCGGGAGGCGACAGGAAATGCAAACGTCACCGCGATCGCATCGGCGGCGTCGGGAGAGGCTAGCCCTCGTGCTTTCATATCCTTCTTGCTCTCCAAGAAGATCGTACCGCTTGAGTCGGGTTTGGTCTTTGGCCCCGTCAGATCCGCTTTTAGTTGCCTGTCTGGCGCGATCGACGCGGTTCTTAGCCAGTCCCGCAGCGCACCCCACAGCTCAGCGCGCTTGTTACCCCACATCACTTGGTTCTTGGCTTTCCAGCCAAAGTTTACCCCACGCACCTTATACCGCTGTTCGACCAGCCGGTCAAGTATGCCGTATCCCAGCCCACCCTCGTCGATCACCGTCAGCGTCGGTTTGTATTCCTCGATCGCGTCGATGACGTGCCCCACGGTTGTCATCGTATCATCGCCTCGGTACCGCTTGATTGCGATAATGTCACGCCCTTGGCGCACTGCGATGACCGTCGAGTCGCCACCCGACCGGGCGGGGTCGATGCCGATCACGATTGGCGCTGTCTCGTCTTTGTGCTTGGGCCGGGCAAACGCCTGATCGACCAGCGCGGGTCCGATAAACTGATCGTCGCCCGCGCTCGGAAATTCCCCGTACACCTCGACCTTGGCCTGTATCGAGTCCTCGCCATACTCCGCGATGATCTGCTCGTAGACCTGTTTGTCAGTGTCCTCGACGTCGCGGGCGTCGATGTTCTCGGTCGACCAAAAGTCGCGCTTAGAGTTGAAGCATTCGAAGAAGTAGCCTTGGTTGCGGCGCGGATTGGAAAAGGCAAACCAGAACCTGTGCGGCGTGTTCTCGGTAAAGAAGCCAGCGGCCACCTGCCAGATCGAATCTGGAATACCTGACGCCTCATCAAAAATTAGACACACGCCGTCTAGGTTGTGCAAGCCAGCGTAAGCGTCCGGATTCTCTTCCGACCACAGGCGTCCCTCGATGGACCAAAAGCGCGTGCCTTTCTTTAAGTCCCGCTCGACGATCTCCGCCAGCCATTTAGCCGGTGCGACCTTGGTCGCGCTGATTTCAAACCAATGGCTGTTAATCATCATCGCCAGCCACTTGGTGATCTCCGACCAGGTGATTGACCGGAGCTGCGCCTCACTGTTGGCCGACACAATCGTCGTCGAGCCTATGCGCGTCGAGAGCATCCACAGCACGAGCCATGACACTAGCGCCGACTTACCGATCCCCCGGCCTGACGCGACCGCCAGCCGA